TACAACAATAAAGGTTGAAGCGAATACATATACTGATAGCATTGGTAATAATAATCAAGCATCAAATGTATTTAATTGGGATTATGCATTGTCTTCATCATCAACTTATAATATAGATGTAGTTAATGCAGGATTTAGTGCCTATAGTTTAACTGGAAATGATATAAACGGTGAGGTAACTGATAATAATCCACAAGTAGAATTTAATGTAGGTGATACTGTTAATTTTAATATAAATGCTTCTGGTCATCCATTTTGGATTAAAACAACAAAATCTACTGGAACTGGAAATGCTGTAGCTGGGGTACTAAATAATGGTAGACAGAATGGAGATGTTACTTGGACACCAGACACACCTGGTACATATTATTATATATGCCAACACCATAGTAACATGTATGGAGTTATAATTGTAAATTAATACTATAAAATTATAATTAAATCCATATAATGTAATAAAAATAATTTGTTTATAAAAATAAATTATTTTTATATTATAAAATGAATGTTCCAATTAAATATTTACCAAAAAGATTAACTAAAAAAGATAGAAAAATACTTAAAAAAGAATTAAAAAAATCAAGAAAAGGTTATAAAAAAGGAAAATATATAACAAGAAAAAAAGTTAAATCATTTAAATCAAAAAAATCACAACATATTTTAAATGCAGAGAGAATATATAAAATAAAGAATTTAAGAGTTAATAAAGAATTAGTAAAAAAAACTGGATGTTCTTCAAAATCTCTCAACGCCATAATTAAAAAAGGACAAGGTGCTTATTATTCTTCTGGTTCAAGACCAAATCAAAGCGCTCATTCGTGGGGTTATGCTAGATTAGGAAGTTCTATTTCAGGAGGTAAAGCAGCAGCAGTTGATTTTAATATATTAAATGATGGATGTATGAAAAATTCTAAAGCATTGAAATTAGCAAAAAATGCTAGAAAGAAATTTGGTTATGGCACAAGAAAAGTTCCTAAAACAAAAATATAAAAATTTAATTTTATTAAAAAGTAAAATAAAATTAAATATTTATCTTCTTTTAGTTTTCTTTCCTTTATTTTTTTTTCTTTTAGTTTTTCTTTTAGTTTTTCTTCTTTTTTTTCTACCTGCTTTTTGCGAACCGTGATTATTAGTAGATATTTGTTTAAAATATCTTCCACATTTACTTATACAATATTGTTTTTCATCACGTTCAATTAAATTTTTTTCCCTAAGCTCCTCTATCTTTTTTTGTAAGTGTTCCTTAGAATACGGCGCGAGATGTTTAGCACTAGTTCCTTTAATAACAAATTTTTCAGACATAATATATACTATAAGAAAATATTATTTTTAACGACTATATAATAAATCATTTGTTCGGGTTATTAATTATTTTTAAATTCATCAACATTTATTATACGATTTTTGAGATATTTATATTCATTTGAGTTAATATCTAATTTTCCTGAACCGGCTAATTCTAAATCGCCTAATATATTATTTTCTACATGTATATTTTTTTTAATTTCTTCAATTATTTTAGTATTAGACATAATTTCATTAAATATATTATTTTCTTCTTCATAAGAAATATTATTAACAGGATTTATTAAATGGTTTAAGAATATTCTTTCAGGTCCTAAATTATAAATTACTTCATTTATTTTATTTTGATTATTATTTATTAATTTATTAATAATATAATTTGTTAACTTTAAACTTGTATTATAATTATTATGATAATATTGCACTGCCATTGCTAGATATAAATTACTAAAAATATCAGACATTGCTCCGGAAAGCATTTGTTCTTTTTTTAATGACCCCCCTTTTAATGCAACAAAATTTGTTAAACATGCAAAGTCTAATAATTGCTTTTCTAATATTTTTGATGTTCCTGGTAATAAATTCGTAAAATTAAAAGTTGAAAAATATAAATTGAGAGAATGCATGATAATAGATTTTAAATTTTTCATAAAGGTTTTCTCATCATTTTGTAATACATTTTCTAATATTGGAAAAATATACGGATGTGATTTATTTAAACCCTGACCAAAGATTATTAATGAACGAGTTAATGTATTAGAACCTTCAACAGTAATTCCAATTGGAGCTGCTCTGTAAAATTTTTCTAAAAAATTACTATAACCTAAACATATTGCACCACCTCCTTGAATATCCATACCATGATTTAAAACTTCTCGTCCACGTTCAGTTGTTTGTTGTTTCATTATAGCGCTTATTACAGCCGGACTATCACCTGAATCTAGTATAGTATTTGTTAAATCAATAGAAGATTGAATAATCCATGTATTAAATACCATAGCATTTATTTTTTCTTTTATTGCTTCCATATTAGAGAGAGGCATATTAAATTGAGTTCTAACTTTAGCATAATTTATTATTCCAAATGTAGCCACTTTTGAACTTGCATTTGCTGTTGCGGGTAAACTAATTCCACGGCCAGCTGATAAACAATCCATTAACATTTGCCAACCATCTCCAATTTTTTCTGGACCACCTATAATTTGATTAAGCTCTATATAAAATTCACCTTTTATAGTGCCATTTGGAAACCCAGCATTAAGCGGATTATGATGTGTTTCTTGAATTAATCCATCATGACCACGTTCTAATAATGCAAGACTAATTCCACTTTTATTATTTTTTAAAAATTTATTAGGGTCTTTTAAATTAAATGCAATACCCATTAAATTTGCAACTGGTGCTAATGTAATATATCGTTTATTAATTTTTACTTTTATCATTATTTTATTATTAATTTTAACAACTTCACCTTCATCAATTGAACCAGTAGCATCAGACCCATTATTAGGACCTGTCAACCCAAAACAAGGAATATAATTACCATTAGCTAAACCGGGTAAATATTTATTTTTTTGTTCTTGAGTGCCATAATGTATTAATAATTCACCAGGTCCAAGAGAATTAGGAACCATAGTCACAACTCCTAATGCAGGTTCAATGCTGGCTATCTTTGTTAGAATATTAGAGATTTCATTAACACTTAATTTTATACCTCCGTAACTTTCATCTATTAAAAAACTGAAATACTTATTTTCTGCTAAATAATTTATCCAATAATTAGAATCATTATTTGGATAAATTTTTGTTCCATCATAGCTATTAAATAATTTATCTAATTTAGATTCTGGAAATTTATTTTTTAAAGTATTTTTTTTTGGAAAGTTAATTTTACCCATTAAAATAGAACGGTCCAAAGATGTATTACCACTTCTTAATGCAATTAATTCTGTAGATGATATTTTTGGAATTTTATTTTTTATAATATTAAATATTTTTTTTGAAATCATAGTATTTATAATTTATGTAAATATTATGATTTTATACTAATGTATATAACACTTGAGAGATTTATTACCTACTATAAAGTAAATCAGCAGTTCCAGATTGAAATCTCAAAATATTAAATCTCTCTTCCATAACAGTTAAATTATAATTATATTTATAAATACTAGTAGGTTCTTTAGAAGTAGCAATTACTTCACCAGTTATAGGATCGCATATTGTTTGGAAATCAACATTACTAAAATCAATTGGAGGATTTTCATGATTATTAAATTCAAATTCTATGTTTTTGAATTTATTAGTATTAAATGCACCAGTAGGTTGATATTTATGCGGATCAGTAGTTAAAGAAAAATTATAATGATACAATCCATCTTTTGAATTACCTTTTGTTTTAGTATATTTTTCTAATTTGTCATATATTCCTGCTGGAAATGAATTCTCTCTATATTTTCCATCAACAACAATTGCAAATTCTTTTATTATGTCTTTTTGATTAGTTTGATCGTAAACTGTAGGTTCATAACCGGTAATATAAATATTTTTTGATGTATCATTAATTTGATATATATCATTTGTTTTATAAAAAATTAAATCGTATGGAGAATCTAATTTAGTCAATTTTACAAGATTATTAGGTATTATATTTTCATATGGCCAATTTGTATAATTTGACCATTCATTCCTTTTATATACATCATCTCTCTGACTAAACCACATCCAATTTGATACCAATCCATTTGATTCTAAATTTACTTTATTAGATTTATTAACTCTTTCAAATTTATATTCATATACTTGTCTTATTAAATAATCTTGACTATTATTAGCAAATAAGGTTCTCTCTTGATTATCTAAAAAACATTGAGTAGTAATTAGATGAATATCAGTATTTATATTGGTTCGTTTATCTAAATAAATTGTACCAGATGAGATATCTCTAAATGGTGGTTCTTGAATAAATCTATAAAATCCATAACGAGTATCTTTATTTTGTGTTGCACGTATTCTAGGAATTTCATCATAACTAGTATATGAAGTATTATCTATTACATCTTTTATAGTAAATAAATCCTCAATTGGTTTTAAAGTAAAATTAATTTCTAATTCAGCATATTGTAAACAAATTAATGGTAATGCCATATTAGATAATAATGAAAACCATGTATTTAATGGTATATATAAATTATAACTACGAATAGAAGGTTCAATTCCATTTAAGCTAGCATCATGTAATTTATATGCATTTGGATAATTATTACTTCTATTAGAATAATTAGCAGGATTATTTAATTCCTTTACGTTACCAGTCATAATATTGTATAATTCTTTTTTATTGCTATCAAAATCACGTTCAACAACATTTTGTAAATAATTACCTGAAAATTTTTGAATAATACGTCCTCCTATTGTAAATATTACTTCATCAATAATTTGACTACCTATATTTTTAATCCATTGAAATTCGTAGGGCCTATATTCATTAGAAGAATATTTATAAATTGGACTCCAAATATTTGGTAATTTAATTACTAAATAAGTATCCATTAATAAGTCTCCATATCTAGGAATTTTAAAAGAAATATTAGTTTTTTGTGTCAAATGGATATTACTTTGTCCTTGCTGATCTACTCTATATTTTTGTAATCCAAAATTTGTATATTTTGCATATTTTGTTTTAAAAAAACTTTTACTTGGATTTCCATTTAAAATAATATTTTGATTTCCAATTGCTATTAAATTTAATAGTCCACCGGCCATTATATATTATTAATTATAATATTAATTATATTTATTATAAAATTTATTAAGTGTTTTTTATATTATAATAATATAATTAAAATGAATTCTAATATTACTTCGGATTTTAAAGAATTATATAATGATACAAAAAAGCAAGTTTCTGTATTATTAAGTTTAAATGATGATAAATCTTCTGTTTATTTTATACTATCATTAATTATTATAATATTTATTATTTTTTTAGTAATTTCTTGGGTTTTTTATACTTTAAGTAAAAAAGATGCAGCATGTAAAAAATTAAGTATAATATATTTAGATAATAGTCGCCATAAAACTTCTTCTTTTTTGAGAACTCCTAATAGTATTAAAAGTGAAGCATTACAAAAAAATAATCCAATAAATTTTTTTGACAATGAAAATAAATCTTTAATAAAAAATTATTATATTAAAACTGCATATAATGCATGTTGCGGTGATGGATATAAAAATAATTTTGTTAATATTTGTGCTTTAGAAAAATGTATTCAAATTGGTGCTAGATGTTTAGATTTTGAAATTTATTCTTATAATGGTGAGCCAATAGTAGCATCATCTACTGCTAATAATAATTCGATTAAAGAAACATACAATTATATAAAATTAACTAAATTATTTGATATTTTAAATAATAAAAGTTTTGATCAAACATATACATCGTGTGCTAATGATCCTATGTTTTTACATTTTAGAATAATGAGTGAAAATAAAGTAATATATGATAAATTTGGAGAATATATTGAAAAATATTTAATTAATAATAAAGGTAATAATTTTCTTAATAAAAATAAATATAATTATAGAAATACTGATCAAAATATATTTTTACAAGAATCTATATCCAATTTTGGTGCAAAATTTATTATTATGGTTCATACATTATATGTTCCTATTTTGGATAACAGTAAATTAGCAAAATATGTCCATATACGTTCTGGGTCAAATGCATTAAAATTATTGAGATATGAACAAATTGTTGCAGCAGGTAGAAATAATCCACTAATGATAGATGATTCACATAGAAATTTAATGATTGTTTTACCTAATTTAAATAATAGTTTAGAAAATTATGATCCACTTATACCTTTGAATAATGGATGTCAATTTGTAGCTATGAAATTTCAAAATATTGACAATAATTTAGTCGGATATTATAAAATGTTTACTGATTATGGTGGATATTCATTTGTATTAAAACCAAATGATTTACGTAGAGATATTATACCCCCTGAAGAACCTGCTGTAAATGTTCCATTAAATACACAACAAGAACGCTCCATTGGGTTTACTGGTAGTCTAGATGATGCTATAGAAGTAGAATGATAAATTATATATTAATAATTTTTGTTATTATAAATTATTAATATATATATAATGAAAGATATATCTTTCCAAGATAAAGAATTAAAAATTTTACGTGAAGCAGTCGATAATGCCAATATTATTTTAGGTGAAAAAATGGTTAAATCTGATAATATTAAAGAATTAATAAATATTTTAGAATATTTTATAAGAAACAATAAATGTCTTTGTTATGGTGGAACAGCAATTAATAATATTTTACCAGAGCAAGATAAATTTTACAATAAAAATGTTGAAATACCAGATTATGATTTTTTCTCTCCAAATGCTGTTGAATGTGCCAAAAAATTAGCAGACTTATTTTTAAAAGAAGGATATACTGAAATAGAAGCAAAATCAGGTATTCATACTGGAACATATAAAGTTTATGTAAATTTTATTCCACTTGCAGATATTACATTTTTAGACAACAGCTTATTTAATAATTTAATGAAAAAATCTATAAAAATTAATGGAATTTCTTATTGTCCACCAGATTATTTAAGAATGTCTATGTATTTAGAATTATCACGTCCTATGGGAGATGTAAGTAGATGGGAAAAAGTTTTAAAAAGATTAATACTATTAAATAAAAATTATCCACTGAGAGGAAATAATTGTAGAAATATATCTTTTCTAAGAGATTATGAAGATTCCAAAGATATTGCTGATGATATTTATAAAGTAGTTAGAAAATCTATTATAAATCAAGGACTTATATTTTTTGGAGGTTATGCAGCTAGTTTATATGGTAAATATATGCCTAAAAAAGAAAAAAAACAACTTTCAAATATTCCCGATTTTGATGTATTATCAGATGATGCTAAATCAAGTGCCTATATAATTAAAGAACAACTTATTTATGAAGGTTATAATAATATTATTATTAATAAAAAATCTGGAATTAGTGATTTAATATCTGAACATTATGAAGTTATGATCAAAAATAACAACAATATTGACGTTTTATGTTATGTATATAATACTACTTCATGTCATAGTTATAATGTTATTTATATTAATGGAGAAAAACTTAAAATTGCTACTATTGATACTATGTTAAGTTTTTATTTGGTTTTTATTTTTATAAATAGACCATATTATGATGTAAATCGATTGTTATGTATGTCTGAATATTTATTTAAAGTTCAACTTAGAAATAGATTAGAACAAAAAGGCTTATTAAAAAGATTCACTATAAATTGTTATGGAAAACATAAGACATTAGAAGATGTTAGATCTAATAAAGCAAAAAAATATAAAGAACTTAGGCAAAAAAATTTAAAATCTGGCAACAAAGAATATGATAAATATTTTTTAAGATATATTCCATCAGAACTTTCTAAAACTAAACAATTTAAAAGAAAAAGTCATAAAAAAACAAAAAAACAAAAAAAGTAAAAAAAATTGATATTATTTATTTAACTTATGTTAATAATATCAATTATAAATATTACACATTAATTTATAGTTATTAACTAAATATTATATATAATACATTTGCTTCTTCTTTTTGATATATTTTTACATTTTTTTGTTTTACCATTAACTATATTTTTTATTTTACAACTTTTATTTGAAATTACACATCTTCTATAATATGACTTTTTTACATCTATTAAATAAGGAATTATTAACTCTGGATTACTTCTCTCTACATGACCTTGAAATCCATAAAATGGATAATTTTTATATTTTATAATTTCTATAAATTCTTTATTGTTTTTATCTTTTGTTTTTGCAAATAACTTTATTTTTTTTGTTTTATTTATCATTTTTGGAGAGACACCTAATTTATTATTATGAACTATCTTTTTTGATTTATTATAAAATTTACTTAGTTTCTCTCCATCTTTTGTAAATTTTGTATGCTTATTATAATTATAATAAGCATCAACATCTATAAATAATTTATTTTTATCTTCATTACTTTCAATTAACATAGAATTTTGAAATCCATGACATATTAATAGAATTGGTAGCAATCTCTCAGATTTATTTATAGACTTTGCCATTTTTAGTATTATTTTTTGTTTTTTTAAATGTTTTGTAAATTCATGACTGTAATAATAATTACCTATTTGACTACCTGGGAATAGCAACCCATCTACATTTTTTAATAAATTTTTTAATTTAATTTTTGAGAGATTATAAGGAATTATTAAAAAATCTATATTATTAATTTTAAAAAATTTTATAAAAAAAGTTGTTAAAAATACCTGTTCTCTCTTCTCTTCATTATTTATATAAGGACTTGCTAAAATTCCTACAACTGGTTTATTCATAATAATATAACAAAATATTTATATAGTATCTGTTTATTTTTTCAAATCTAAAATTCCTTTTATTGATTTATATTAATATATTATTTTATATAAATGAAAAACAAAAGAAACAAAAAATATAAACTTAAAGCTGGCTCTTATGCTAGAAAATTAGATGAACTTATACCACCTATTGGTTCAAGAGAATTTGATTTAGAACAAATAGAACTGTAACGCCTGCTCCCAGATCTAAATCAGGATGTACAAGGGGAAATACTTATAGAACTGCTTGCAGGTCAAGAATTTAGGAATGATACTCAACAAATTAATCTAGCTAGATTAAATCAACTTAATAGAGTAAATCAAACTAGAGAAGAAAATTTTCGTCTTCGAGAACAACAAGACGAAGAAGAATTTAATAGAAGAATAAGGCAACGACGTGGAACAAATAAAAAAACAAAGAAATTAAAAAGAAGAAAAACAAGACGCGGTAATAAATAAACAAATAATTTTTAGAATAAATTAATATATAATATTATATTATATTATATTTATGCCTATTAAACCTATTCATTATGCATTATCAGCTAATAATAAAATATTTATTGAAGATTTAATTAGAATGGACCCAGAACAATTTAAAAGTGATTTAGAAAAAGTTAATGCAGCAAATACATTGGTAAGATTGAGTAAAAGTTCAAGAAAAAGAAAAAGAAGTAGCGGAAAAACAGTAAAAAAAAAAATCAAAAGAAGAAAAATATTACGTGTTCGTAAATAATAATTTTAATATTTATTTTTTTATAAATATTAAAATTATAACCATTGTGTTAAACATCTTATTCCTCCACTTTCATCTAATAAATTATTATATTTAATAGTATATACTTTATAACCTAATAATGTAAGTAAAATTCTAAAAGGTTCAAATTCTGGTTTATCAGTTGTAATAATATTTTTTTTAATAATTAATATATTTGTAGCAAGATTAGGTTGACAATTACATAAAATATTTTCAATAACTACTATAGTATAATTTTTTTTTAAATTATTAGGTAAAGATTTTATATAAGTTTTTGAATAAAATATAATATTATTTACTATAGTTAAACAACAATCCAAGTGTAAAGTATTATGATTTATTTTTATGATATTTTTATAAGGAAAAGTTTTTTTTAAATAATTATAGCCAGCAATATTAGTTCTCTTATTAATACCAATGAAAATATTATTTTTATCTTGTATTATATCTCCTCCTTCGATTTTAATATTTTCAGGTAATTCAATATAATTTTTTAGATATTTAATAATTAAATTTTTTTCGTTTTGTCTGTTAATTTTAAGAGTATCTGAATTAGTGTTATTACATAAAAAAGTTTTATTGTCTATTTTAAAAAATAAATCTCTTATCCATAAAACATTACATAAATTATTATTATCAATTTGAATTACTTTAATACCTAAATGTTTTAATATATTTTTTAAATCATTTAATATTCTTTTTTTAACAAAAGTAGATGTGATGGTTTTTTTACTACAATTTGTATCTATATATGGATTACCTATAAGGATAGACATTATATATTATAAATATTATTGCATGGTCATAAATAAAAATTTTAATATTTATAAAAACAATAAATATTAATTTAGTGTTTAATTTATATATTACTATATAATATATAATATATAAATGTCTCAGTTTGAAAAAGACAATAAAGAATTGTATGAAGATGTAAAAAAAATTTTAGATAAAGAACATAACGAAAGAAAACAACAGATAATAGATATGAGAAAAGCTTTAAATTATGAACCTTTATCAGAAGCCCAATTAGATAAAATATTAAAAAATGAAGATGAGGAAGAATTAATTTTAAAAGAATTGATAAAGATAGAAAAATTAAAATCAGGAAAAGGAAAAAAATCTAAAAAAAAGAAAAGAAAAACTAAAAGAAAACCAAAAAGAAAAGGAAGAAAAACAAGACGTGGTCGTAAATAAACTATGAATTTGGCTTGCTTTTTTATATTTACTTATATAAATGAAAACAAAAAAGACAAGAAGTTTAATAAAATGGATTAAAACTGATTTTGATGATATAAAAACAGGTGATTTAATTAAAGTAACTACTATGACTTATTCACAAAAATATGGAGATGATTATAATAAAACTAGAATAGGATATTTAATAAAAAAAGAAAAAGATTTGTGTGATTGTAAAATAAAAACACGTTTAAATAAAATAAAAAATTTATGTGTAAATATTGGGTCCTCTGGAATGACTGTTCTTTATAAAGCAACGCCAAAATATAGAGCTATTATGAGAAGAGAGATTGGAAAAAAAATAACTAAATATGATATTGATTATAGTGATGACGATGCTGAAAGTGTTGTATTAGATAATTATGGTAGTAGTAGTAGTGAAAGTTATGTAAGTAATTCAAGAAGCAGAAGCAGAAGTAGAAGCAGAAGCAGAAGTAGAAGCAGAGGAAAAACTCGTAAAAGAAAACCAAAAAGAAAAACAAGACGTGGTCGTAAATAAACTAAGAATTTAGCTTACTTTTATGTCTATACTTATTCATAAAATTAAGAACAAGTAGCACAAGAATAATTAGTTTAAATCAATTTTTTTAATATGGTAAAAAAATTAATTTATAAAAATATTTTTGTTATCTTAACCGAGTTTAGGAAATCCTACCAAGTTCGCGCCGATACCGAAGCCAGCACCTGAGCGCGCACTTGCACCCATTGATGGAACAAAGGTATCAAGAATACTAAATGTTGCAGCGGCCATTAAAGCAATAATAGCAATTTCCTCAAATTTCAAAGCACGTTTTTCAGGGGGAATAACAAATGCAACAATAGCAACCATTAAACCTTCTACTAAATATTTAATAGCTCTTTTTACTAATTCTCCTATACCTGGATTCATTTTTGTTTATAATAATAACTAAGAAAAAAATAATTAATTAAAAAAATAATAATTTGTTATTATTAAAAAAAATAATAATTTGTTATTATTAAAAA